CGACATGGCCTCCACGGACGGATTGGCTTTCCGCTCCTCGACCTTGGCCTGTTCAGGCTCCTCGGTCTTGGCTTCGGCGTTACCGCTGGCTTCATCCACATCAAGATTGGTTTTCTCCCCATCCAGTTGGGACAGGACATTGTTCAGGCTCTCGGCGGCGGCGTTGATCTGTGCCACTGATTTGCGCAGCGTTCCTTCGTTCTTCGCGGAGATGACGCGCCCCGCTTTGACCTCAGCGGTGAGCATGTCAGCAGCCGACTTGACGGCAACGATCGACGTGTCCTGATTCGCTCCGACTGGTACGAACGATGCCTCGTAGACCTTGAGCTTTCTCAGCTCGTTGGCTGTGGTGCCGTCGTCAAGCTCGGTCGTGCCCTCGTCCAGAACATCGAATGCGAAAGATAGTTGGGAAAGTCGCTTTCCTTTCACCAGCCTGTACACTTGGGCCGCTTTGGGTGAATCCATATCGAACTGGCCCTTGACCCACCAACCATGGTCATCGGTTCCCATGTCGATTGCGCCACCAAGATTGTAATCAGGATCATCCATGCGATGCCCGTACATGATCGGCATTACATTCCCCGACTGCTTCCACTGCTGGATGGTGTCATCGAACGCATTCTTAGCAACCACGTCGCCGTATGAGTCAGGTGTCCGCGTGAATGTTGACGGATAGACCAAAAATTGGCCTTCCTCCAGATCGTCACCGTCGGTCCGGAACGATACTGGCATATCCTTGAGCTTCATGGCTAGGCTTCCTTACTGTCAAAATATTTCATCGCCGCTGCATTCGCCTGATTAGCGAATATGCCCGCATTAAACTGGTCAATACCGGAAGACACGAGGTCGGCTTGTAGCTCACGTTCCCAACGTTTCCAATCGATACTTTCGCCAGCTGCCTTACGGGAACTATTGGAACGTTTCATGCGCGCAAACCATCGCTTCACCACATCCTCGACCTCGGCCGGAATGGGTTCCCCACCATCCTGCGGACTGGACTGGCCGCCTTTGGTCACGTTGAGTGGTACCACGAGCTGATTCCCGCCATCAAGTTCAGGCAGATTCTGACGCGCGCGCCCTTCGTTCACTGTCATCCATGGCGCTCCGATACTGGTAGACAGCACGCTAGCCTGTTCCTCAAAGTCACCGGCAAGCTTGGACTGAATATTGAACTCAAGATACGGGCTGCTGGCCTTGCTCACCCTGGGCACGAGGAACGTGTTGAGACGGTCCTGCACCATCTGCATCAGAGGACCGAGAGTTTCCGAATACAGCATCTTGCGGAATTCGCGCGTATTGCTGAAGTTCGCATTATCTAGAACCCCTACCATGACTGGGTTCACGTGATACACCTGGGCCACGGTCTGCAATGACAACTTCGTCACTTCCAGAAACTCGTCCTCGCGCGCCGAGAACCCAACGCGATTCATGGTCATGCCATCCTCAAGCAACGGACTTGAACCAGCCTTGCCGCCGTTATCCTGATATTCCTTCCAATCCCGTTGGAAGCGTTCACGCGCCTTGTCATCCCAGTTCGGAGCATCCTTAGGGCGGGACAGATACATACCGATACGACCGCCACGCTTCCACATCTGCGTGCGATATGACCACGCCTGAATCTGTTCGGCAATAACATCCTTCAACGCACGAATCGTAGAGACACCGCTGGTCGGATCCTTTGGATTCCAGCCATGGAAAACAACCATGTCTTCTGCATCAACAGTCACCGCAACGCCAGAAGGCGGCTGAACCTTATAGGATTGCGGGGAAAAGACATCTCCTTCAAGCTTCATAGTCACCCAAGAGGGAGGAATTGGACGGATTATCCAACCACTCAACGCACTCGCATCGGGCACCAGAATCCAGTAGGCGATATCATACAAAGCCATGTCCGAAACCAGAGTACGAATCAGATCGAACTGCGTCATGTCCGGATTTGGCCTGTTCAGCAAAGCATTCAGTGGGTCATCGGTAACTCGCACCCTGTTCGTATCAGATTCGCGATTGAACAGCTGCAATCCAACCTGAGCAACGTTATCGCCCATGAAGGAGATAACCGTTCGCAGATGCGGCTGCGTCGCATACAGTTCCGCAGGAGATTGGCCGAGCACCTGGGCCACATCATCCTGAGTGAACGTGACATTGACCAGGGGGCGATTGAACCAGCCCGAAATAGTGGACCAAACACTCACACGATCCCCCTTTCCTAGAGAACCATCAGCCCATGCTCCGCGTAAGCTGAAGCGGTCACGGAACCATTCGAAGCCTCGAACATCTCGAGGCCGTACAATGCATATGTTTCAGCAATCAAACCCGAGATATCCATCATGGAGTTGTTGCGATCCCAGACCTCGACGTCACCGAGTTTGCGCGCCACACCAGCAGAGACGGCCTCATCGATGGCTGGCTGCGGCAGATGCCTCAGCTTCTCCTCACGCACACGGTCACGGAACTGGCCCGTACTCGCACCCAGACGGGGGCCATCGATCGAATCGACCTGGAAACCAAGCTCAGCCAAGGGGTCGATGAGATCCACGGCGCGACATCCCCTGCCCTGTATGGCAACCTCATTAGCACCCGTGGTGTCACGGATACGTTTGAGGAGTTTGGGAACCCACATCATCCCATCCCTGCGGGTCACCGCCTCCACATGCGGTAGTCCATCGGCACGCAAGCCTGCAGCGGCGACCCACGTCACCGAACCATCCGCAGTAGTGTCAATACCGAGCACGATCCGCCCACCATCCTCGATCGAGGAACCCGCATCGGTGCCGCGCTTCCATTTATCAGGATCGAGGTACGTGTCCACATCGGCGGTCACCCACTGGCACAGCACCTCGGTACGGAAACCCGTCTCGGTCATGCCGGCGGCATCAGAAGCCAAAGACTGCACCGTCATACCACCGAATCCGATGCTCGGGTTCGCCTGACACAACGCCTCGGGATCATCCAACGCACACCCATCAGGTGCGGACCATTCGAACAGCCCGATGCTCACATCATGCGAATTCGCATACTCCTCGGCATCCTGCAAGCCATCCTCAACGTATTTGTCCCACTCCGTGATCTGAGCGATACCGGCATCACGCTGCGCCTTCAACACCACGCTGGTTCCATCCCCGGCATTGGATATACCCCACAGCTGGCCCGACCAGAAACTCTTGGTGGTCTGCGACGTGGCATTCCAGGCAACCCACGTCTGCTGTTCACGGAGCTCATCCATAAGCACACGAGCAGCTGGCTTGCCGCGGGCGTTCTTCGCCGCTCGAATCTCATACTGAGCCAGCTTCTTCGACTGGATATACTCCTTGCCATTCGTGTCCGAAACCTTCGCAGTGTTGTCCTGAAGTGCAGGAACCGCAAGATCACCAGCCTCCTCCGTATCCGGCTCCGGATCACACCACATTTTCACTTGAGCCCAGGGCTCACGCGCAATATCGAGATTCTGCGCGGTCCCCACAATCTTGAACTTCACAGGAGGCACCCGCTCAGGATGACGCAACGAATCCACCAGAAGCCACCAACAGGCAAGGACACTCGCCAACATGGTCTTACCGTTCTGCCGCGCCACCAGCACAATCACACGGCGGAACCGATACGAACCATCCGGCATCAGCTCCAAGGCATGCACCAAAAGCCATTGTTGCCATGGACGAAGCTCGATGCCAAGAATCGAACGGGCGAAATCAATGACTTCGTAACCCAGAGAAGTCTCAGGAGTAAGCTTCCTTAAAGGACGAGTCCAAATGCGAGGCTCCATCTTCCCCAACAATGTCGAAGACATGGAACCACCACCTTGAACGAAGAGAGAGACATGCAACCACAACAACTACCGATACAGGCCACAGCCCCAACAAACAGGAAACCCCTATCCACAAGCGCCATAACAGGACTGATCCTCAGCATCATTTCATTCCTGCTCATCATGACCGTAGTAGCCGAATGGATAGCACCATTCTTCACTTTCTTCGGATTCCTGGGGTCAGCTGCCAGTCTTGTATTCTCCATAGTCGGAGCAGTGTCATGCCGTGCTACAGGTGTACGCAGAGGTACTGCGATAGCAATAACAGGTATCGTGCTGTCACTATTTGATTCATTTTTAGTATTGATGGTTATAACAATTGGACTTGCATAATTGATATCAAACGGACTGTCGGTGCTCACGGCGGAAATCAGCGAGCATATCCTTCTGTGAGCCGCCTTTGGCCTTCGCAGGCGCTTTCTGTGCGACATCAATGGTCATGCCAAGCGCCTGCAAATATTTGAGGAACGTTGGGACAGTGACATTGTCCAGTTTCCCGTTGCCATCAATGAATCCGTCCTCCGCAATAAGGTCAATGCGTTTCGCAAGTACTCTCGACGTAGCAACGAGCGCGGAATCCTTCGCCGAGAGCCCGCTCATATTACGCAATGATCGTTCAAACGCATCAGCGACGCTCAGCAACTCGAACCTGGCAGCCACGATTCACCTCCGCCCTACATCGCGCGCGACCCCTATTGGAAAACTCGGGGAGAGGGGAACACTCGCACGCGGGAAGTAAGCCGGCACCGAGGTCTCCAGCGATCTAAACGCCCTATCCCCTGTATCATTTTCCTTTTGATTCGTTGATATATTCCAAAAATTTCTCTAATACCATTGCCTGCTGTGTATTCCGAGGCTGAGCTTGGGTGGTTTGTTGCTTCGTAGCACGTTGCATATCTTGTGTGCGTGCCTGAAGTTTGCTGGATCGTATTGCAATGATGCATCGATGCTGACTGGAACGTAGTGGTCGAGTTCGTGTGAGTCGTCGGCGCTTCCTGGTTTGAGTGTGTAGTCGATGGGTTGTCCGCATAGCCAGCATGGTGCGTTCTCTCGTTGTCCTTGTTCGAAGAACTCGTCTCGCTGCTTCTGGAATGCTCGCGTGCTTACACGTTTCTTGACTGGCATGCCTCATCCTTTCATGGTTCACGTTCAGGTTGGTGGTGTAGTGTCATCAATATCGGCTGTTCTGTAAGGCCGTTAGGATCCCGTTATGAGCCCGATATTGCAGATGGCTCGTTCACAACGTTTTACGGGGTCCGCCACAACAACGCATGGACGTTGTGGCTCACCGGGTTCGCCACCCTATGAATCAGGAGGCGACGATTATGAGGATTAAGGCTTTCCATTCCCGACTGGGAGTGTTCTACCACGACAACGATGACTGCCCGTTCGCCCGGACCATCAAACCCGCTTCACGCCGTGACGGCGAATCGGGGCTGGGACTGTGCATGCTGTGCCGCAGCCTCGACAAGGAAGACGACGAGGCCAACGACAGCCACTTGCAGCAGGCGCAGTTGCAGGTCCTGGATGACGATGGGGGCGCGCAGCGCCACATGCAGGAGGACAAGCTGGAGGCTTCGTTCCTAAAACAGAACTTCGGCCCCCACCCCGGGCGCGATATGCAGGGCAACCCCGTCACCCCAGAGGAGCAGCAGCTGATCGACCAGGACCTGCGGCACCTGCACATGCAGGCCGAGGACGCCAAACCGGACACCGACCGCACGGACGACCGGCAAAACCGCTGAACCGATTACACGAATTCAAGTATGTAATCATTTATTAAGGAGATATCATGTTCGCTTTCATGATCGTATTGCTCGTCGTCTGGCTCATCGCCGGAACCATAGGCCTGGTAGTCCAGGGAATGCTCTGGCTGTTCTGGGTCGCCCTGGCCCTGTTCATTCTCACCGCCGTGGCTGGATTCATCAAGGGACTCTTCAGGAAGAACCCCACGGAACGCAAACCATGAACCGCCACCCCGCAGGCACCGCTCGGGACCGGCGTGTGGAACCGCACGCGTTCCACGCGCGCACGGGTCTGTTCTACCACGACAACGACCGCTGCCCGTTCACCCGTGGCATCGACCCCGGTTCCCGGCTTCCCGGGACGGGCGGCCTGAACGAGTGCATCATGTGCCGCCAGCTCAACACCCACGACCGGCATCCGACGAAGATCTGAGGAACCATGGCGATATACGCGATCAACTGCACGCTCAAATCCCCCGACAAGGACTACATGGGCCTGATGCACACACTCAGGCCCTTCCCCGACTCCTGCCACGTGCAGAAGGGCTTCTGGATCGTGCGCTCCCCCAAGGACCAGGACAGCATGTTCCAGACCCTGGCGTCCGAACTCGTGCCTGGCGACGAACTGTTCATCATGGCATACACCAACGGAGGGGCCACATGGACCGGCAACCAAGGCGAATCAGTCACCAAACTCCAGGACATGCTCTACGACCCCGGACACCAGCGCGAGACCGGACAACCACACGGCCCGACCGGTATCCAGCAGTCCGCCGGACAAGGGAGGCCATGATGTACGCGATGAACTTCTTCGGCGTGATTTTCCTCTGGGCACTGGGCACCGGGATCGCGACCACGGTGCTCTACTACACGGTCAAGCAAGCCGTGAAAAACGGCATGGACGAATCAATCGCCGGACAGAACACCGCCAAGAAGACACCAGGCGAGCCCGACCCCGACAAAGACACGCACCACATCCAACGCAACTCAATGTTCCGCCCGCAATAAAGAATGATTCGCCCTGCTGCATGGCCTCCATGTGACGTGTGGTGCCTGGTGGGTACAAAGATGTAAGGCCTCCAGGTTTGGTATATCGGCTTGGAGTCGAACCAAGTCTGACGGTTTTGGAGACCGTCATCGCACCGTGCGACCGACATGGATTGTTGCCGCCCGCTATTTGACGGCAAGAATGGTTGATCGACTTATAGGCTCGACCGGTACCCGAAACGCTCCAGCGCACCAGGGCGTGTTTACGTGCAGATATGCGAAAGGCCCGGCATCCACCGGGCCCCACATACACTAATTACAATACTACAAATATAACGGCGGCAGACACCAATTACAACATTCAGCCCGGCGTGTCACACAAATCATGCCGCCCGCTCGGCTGAATCCAGCAACTCCACAGGATTGAACGACCAACGGCCACCATCCAACCGCTCACTGCTCGGCAACCTATCGCGACGAATCCAATCAGACACCTGCTTACGCGTCACCGGAATATTCGTCTGGCCACGCAACCACGCCGCAGCCTGCGCGGGCGTCATCCTCAACGTCCGATCCACCCCGGACGCATCAACTGGACTCAACCGATAGCGTTCGCGTCTGGATGCCCTGATCGCGCTCACGCTCCATGTGCTTCCGCAATACCCGCACGTGGCCTCCTTCTGGCCAGCCACGCCGGACACCTCATGCAGGCATACGGGGTTCAGGCACCTGCCGTAGATGATCCGTTCATCGGGTGGCGTGAGCCAGAGTCTGATATTCTCCGAGGCGTGGGTGATCTCCTTGAACGCTTCACCGCAGTGAGGAGATGAAGACAACGCCCCCAACCGACCCTGCAGCCGCCGTATCAATACAGGGCATCGCACACCCCACAGCCCGATCGCCGCGGCCACATCCTGCAGCATGTCGTCCGTCTCGTCGTAGAGCACCTGCGCTGACATGTTCAACGGCGTGGAGGCGAACGCGGCCGACGCATGCCCCTGGCCACGGCCTGCCAGCTTGAACTCCCTGCGAGCCAAGCCGGCAAGCTCGTACATGTTCAACCGCAAAGACTGCAATGCGGCTGCCATCTCCCTGCGATGCTGTTTGCACAGCACTCCTCCACGAACCATGCCATCACACACCGGGCAGCTACTCGTCATATGCACTCCCCTCGTTGAGCATGGCTGCGAGCGCGTTGAGTTGGTTGATGGCGTTGGTGATGTGTGTGCTGGTGAGTGTGAGTTCTGTGGCGGTGTGGATGCTGGTTGTGGTGTCTTTGTCTGGGGTTTGTCCGTATGGCCAGGTTTGGTGTTGTGCGTGGTTGAGTTCCTGTTTCCGTAGTTTGTTGATGGATGCGTTCAGAGCGGTGAGTTGGATGGTTTGACTGGTGAGACGTTTCGCGAGCGCCGTGCGTTTGTCTTGTTGGCTGCTCATATGGTGTTCTCCTGGAATATCTGGTCCAACGTGATTGGTTCACCTATCGGTGCCACATACAGGCAGTCTCGGCGATGGGTGAATTCGGGAAACCATGGGCTCGGCCTGGGGAACAGCTCCTCGAACGTCTCCTCATCCACTCCGGACAGTTCACGGACGAACTCATCGGAATCACGACTAAACCTGCGCTCGCGACCCAATCTTCTTAATCCGTCACTGAACTGGATATGAGGATGATCGGCATCCACGTACCTGATGAAGTCGGCATCATGGAAACTTTCCATCCGTACCTCGAAACGCTTACCACCATCGGATAGCTTCATCATGATTCCCGGACGAATCTTCGCCGTGATAATCCTCGTCATCTTCATAATGCCAATTCCCCCTGTTTCATATAGAGACTCCCCTTATCCGAGTAATCCGACTCATCGAGATCCCACCACACTCGCCTAGCATCACGAACCTGAGTGAAACCACACGCCGCACACCGCACAGCGACCAAATGCGACGGAACCTCAGCGCCCGGCAAACGACCATGATTAATGGACCTTGGACCGACACCACCACACGAAGCACAACAGTCAGCCGGCAAATCGAAAGAAACCGGCTCCGACTCGAAACCACGCCACTCCACCCGAAGCCCATCCCACTCAGGAGGCAACTCATTACGCCCAGCCATCGCAAACGCCTCCTTTCGGAATTAGTATGATTCGCAAGGGCATACGAATACGACAGAAAGGCCGACGATGAGCGACTGGCATGTAGAGGAAATTCCCTGGGATCAGCAAGAAGGCCGCATGCTGCGTCAGGAACAGCGTGACGAGCTCGACGCACGATATGGCAACGACACCCACGAGCCAGGCACACCGCCATCCGCCGACGACGTGACAGTGTTCTTCATTGCGCGGGATACCCATGGAACCGCTATGGCGTGCGGAGGGCTCAGAACCATCCAAGACAGCGCACTCGGACCCGATGTCATGGAAATCAAACGCATGTACGCAACGCCCAAAGCCAGAGGCAAAGGCGCGTCCACAGCAATCCTCACCGCATTGCGTGACACTGCCCGCAAGCGGGGCGCGAAACGTTTGGTCCTGGAGACAGGCACCAGTCAACCCGACGCGATCCGCTTCTACGAAAAACACGGATTCACCCGCATCCCCTTGTTCGGAGAATACAGGGAATCCAAACTCTCCTACTGCTACGCAAGCAACCTGTAACCGAATCAACAGAACGCGCTCACTCAAGGTCATCACCCCAATCAGAGGCCTCAGCAAATCGACCCGTACTTCGCCGTATGAACGAATCAGCAATCACCAAGTCAACAACCTTGGCCCTCGAGGGATAATGTGAATCGGCCAGCAGGTCACGAGCAAACTCAACAGCAGAATCCTCCGTGATCTCATCATTGCCGGACTCCGAGAAATACACCGAATCGAATTCATCGCAAGGAGTGCATTCGTTCCACGTCAGGAAATCACCCTCAATCACCCCGGCACCACGCGAATACGACTCACCTGTCGCGATAACCTCGCCACACAGATCACACCGATGCTGCTGGCGAGCCTTGACTGTTTTCGAATCCCAGAAATCACTCATCGATGCTCACCGCCTTTCGAGCAGCAATAAGCATTGCCTTGGCATCTTGCCGGTAATCATCATCCGCCGTTTCAAAGCCCTTGCCCCATTCGCCCGGATCCCATCTTTCACACAGCACATGAGCCGCCGCATCAATCTCCGCATATGTAGGCTCACGTTGGTCCTTCCCTTCTGTCTTGAGTAGGTGTTGCTGGTAGTAGTGGTAGAGGTTCATGCTGTCGTGCAGACAGTTGGCGACTCGGTGGTCCGTGGTCCTGTCGGGACGATGCGCGTACACGTCGGGATACCTGTGCCTGGCTATCTCGTCGAGGACACTGACATCCACGATGCGATGGCTCACCCTTTCAAGTGCACTATGCCCGAGGCAGTGCATTCGTTTGAGGAAGCGACGGTCGAAATCCACACTGCTGCCCGCCAGCAACGGCATGCCACCCTCGCTGTGCTTGGCGATGTATTCGATGACCGCCGATGCGGCCTCGCTCCGGCTGAACGTATGCGCCCCGCCCGCGTCCACCTCGTCGATGAGCCTGTTCACCGTATGCATGTGCCTGCAGTACGCGCTCATCCGCAGGCGCCACCACCACCGGGACGGACGCACCACCACACGCATCCCCCGGTCCAACGGGTGCAGATCCCAGTCCGTGGCCTGCATGCCAATCTCCAGGACCGCATCCCGGCACTCATCAAGCCCCGTGGTCTCGATATCCGTCCACAACAACACCCCACTCATGATGTTCTCCCCACATACTCGACCTGCGTCAGCAGATCATCGACTATCCCCTGCGCCGCCTCCTCTTTGGAGGTGCCGGCCTTGACTTGTCCCCAGAAACTCGACTCGATGGCCTGTGTGAACAATCCCTCGGGCACCAGGTCCGTGATGTGCTCCCTGATCCATTCACGGGTGATGCCACCCCACTCATAGGAGCGGGAAGCGGCGGGAGCGCCGTCGGTGAGCTCCGGTTCGGGAGCGGGCTCGTCAAGGAGATCGGATGCCTTGAACCGCAGCTTCTTACGGAACGCGGCATCGAAGTCCACCACGTTGCGCTTGTTGCCGGTCTCCAGAATGTCGTCACGGAACAGGCTCGCCACCCGGAGCACATCCACCATCCTCCCGTGGGGATCCTTGTCGGCCAGCTCCCTGGCCAGACGATGATGCTCAGGTTTGGGCTCCCATGCCTGCAACACCTGTTTCCATTCAGGCTCAACCACCCCATCAAAACCAGCGGGAGAGCCATGTTCCGGGTCGTTACTCTCTCTCTGTTGAGAGAGTAAGGGGTCGGGTCGGGTCGGGACGGGGTTCGTTTTTGCTTCGAGCACTTGCCTGCCGTTTGCTTCGTTTCCCTGTGAAGCACTTGCTTGCCCGTTTGCTTGCCCCTTATCGCGACGTGTTGCGGCAGAACGCTTCCCGCCCTTGCGACCTGCATCGGAACGTTGCCTGCTCAAGGCCTTTGCTTCGTTCCCTGTCGGGTTGTACTGCGTGAAATCATGCATCATAAACCCCGCTTGCTTCACCCCGTTTGCTTGGGTTTTGCTTCGTTTTGCTTCAATCCAGAAACCCGCGTCCATCAACTCCCCGGCGATCTCATCAGTGCCCCCATAGCGGAGCATCACCTGATACGGGATGAACCCGTCGGTCCCGTAATGCGCCGTCCACGCCGCGCATCTGACCCACAGGCCGGACGCCTCCAGACTCACCATCAGGGTCTTGGGATGATCCGGATACGAGTCATCAACCTTGAACCAGCTCACTCTCATCACCTCCCGTGAACACGAACGCCCTATGCCGCTGCTCGATGTCCGTGCCCTCCTCGGCCGGGCCGCCATCGGTCAGACGCACACCACCGTCCAGGTCGAGGAACACACGCCCGTAACGCACCGTGTCCACCGGCACCAGCTCCGGATCCTGACACGAGGCCAACAGCCATCCATGAGTCTCAGCGTCAGCGACGTGGGCATGCACCCAGCCATGGCATCCCGTGGTCCCCGACCCACACAGCAGCACCAGATTCGCCGCCGTGTGCCGTTCATCCACCCCGGCCACGCTCCTGGGCTTGCGATGGTGACGCGAACCCGGCACACTCCACAAGCTGTGCCCGCAGCGCACACACGCTTCGTTGTCCCGCGCATCCACCAACGCACAAGTTTTCCTTGATGGTTCACTCACTGTCACCGCCTCCCCACATTGATATGGCCACAACGAGCGCACTGAGCAATCCTGTACCGGATCAACACGGCCACTCCATGACGCTCATACAGAATCCGGGTCCTGTACTTATGCCCCAGAAACAGGCATGTGAAACCCGTGAATGATTTGACTGTCATGCGATCACTCTCATTTCGATGTTGACGCCCGTCGTCAACGGCAGGCTGCTGTACCGCCAGCGGAACAGGCTCGCGTCCACACGGAACGCGTCGATCTGTCCCGCGAGCGCGGCGTCGATGAATTGTTTGGCTGTTTGTTGGTTGGGGAATGGGTATGGATAGAGGTTCCATTCGCCTGGGTGTTCGTTTAGGGATTTGCAGAAGGTGGCGATGCGGTCGTAGTGTTCTTGTTCAGAATTCGTCGGCATCGGGGTCCTCCTGGTTGAACGGGTCCGTGGCTGGTGTGGTTTGCTTGGTGTCTGTGGGTGTGGTGGCGGTCTTGGATAGTGCGGTGCCTATCTCTTGGACTCGTAGTTCCACGACCGTGCGCTGTTCACCATCTCGGGTCTGGTAGGAGCGTTGCACGAATTCCCCTGTGACCAGGACCTTCATGCCTTTGGACAGACTGGCGCCGATGTGGGAGGCCAACGGGGCGTTCTTTGAATCCCAGGCCGAGCAGCGCAGGAACAGGGTGTCCCCATCCACCCACTGCTGCTTCTCCCGATCGAATCGGCGTTTGGAAGAGGCGACCGTGAAGTTCGCCACCGTACCGCCACCACCAGTGGTACGTACCTCCGGATTGGCGGTCAGGTTACCCGTCGTAGTGAACGTGTTGTCGCTCATTTGCCATGCCTCCACCTATGCGCATACCAGATCGCCAATGCCAGCCACGCAAGCGAAGCCGATGCGCATAGAACGCTCCGTCCGAAGGCATCCCCCTGCCACATGATCACTGCATTAACTGCCTGAACTATGGCGCATACCGTCATGGCGATGGCAGCGAACAGCGTCCAGCCGTGACGTTCTATCTTCGTGACCTGCACATTGCCGGCAGCGTCCATGGACACCTTGACGACGATGGTTTTTGCTTTGAATCTCATTGCTCCCCGTTTCCTGATGAATGTCCATCCGTATGCTGCTGGTGCGGTCTTCTGGCTTTGCGTCGTCGCTGGCGTTCATGCTCCCGTGTCTGCCGTCCGTTCTTGTGTTTGCTCATAGCTCCCCCACCTCGTACGCGTCCATCAACAACCGCGCGGTAACCAGCGGACTTGCCACGCACACTACGAACGCGCCCGTAATCTGCCACTGAGCCACGGTCTGCGACGTGTGGGTGATCACGAACAGCAACGCCGCGATGCCCACCACGAACACGACGACCGCCAGGACCCTGTACCTCATGACTCCTCCCCCACGTACCGCGCGTACACATGATGAGTGCCGTCAGGCCACGTGCGAGCCTCCGCCTCGAACAGGCCCTGCGGTGAGAAGGACACCAGTTTGCCGATACGAATCGCACTGGCCAACGAGGTCGCCTTACTGCGCGTATCCTTCTGCGCGAGCAACGCCCACACACCTGGACGGGTACGCAACTCCACCGCCTCCCAACGCCACGTAGGCACGGGACGATGATTCACCACCGCGTCATCCGGCAGCACGTCCCCGATGAACTCCACCAACCCCGTATGCGCCGCCGGGACAACCGACCCAGACACATTCAGCGCGGCGGGCTTTTCAATCGGACGCTGCACGACAGACGCGACCGGCCCAGAAGCCGCGACCGAATCCGCCGCCTTCTCCCGCTCGGATGCCGGCTTCTCCACCGCAGGTTCGGTCACTGGTTTGGTGCCGTCATTGACACTCACCGGGGCGTGCGAACGCCGGTATCTGAGTACCGCCCTGCGCTCTGCCGGCTCCAACTCGCTCTCCGGCATCGATGCGAGCTCCTCAAGCTCCTCGACCGTGTATGTTCTCCTCATTGCAATGTCCCCTTCAATGCCAGTCCATTGACGATGCGCAGGATCTCCCCGCCATCGTTCGTATGCGCCGCATGAGCTATCAGTCCGCGCACCATGCTCGCGTTCGTTGTATTGGTGATCCCCGCCAACATCCGCGTGGCCACCCGTTCACACAGTCCGCCGATCTCATCGGTGAATCTGGTGCCCTCTGCTTCCAGGACCGCCAACCGTGCCAACTCCTCGGAGCCGAGCTCCCGTTGGGCAACCGTCTTGCAGATGCCCTTGGTACTGCGCGCCAACTGCTCGCCCTTGATGTCGGGTTTCTTGTTGCTGAAATGGTCATATCCCGTGAAAACCTGCATCCTCATGTCAGACCACCTGCCCAGACATGTATGCGTCCATTGCCGGTTTGGTGACTCTCAACCATCCAGTCCCATCCGGATTGGGCCGCACTGCCTCGAGATCGCCTCGTCGGATTGCTTTGTGGAGCTCTTCTTTGCTGATGCCGTATACCGCTGCAGCTTGTGGCACGGTCCAGGCCCGTCGTTTCTCTATTGGTACGATCACTTTCGTGCTCATCAGGCCACTCTTCCTAAATCGTTGAGTTGTCGATCGATCTGGTGTTCCGTAAGGCGCCGGTGCAGTAGTTCCATGCCTTTGCGTGTGACCCGTACCTGTGGGAAGAACGGCAGTCGGGAACCGTCCCGACGCTGGCCTTCCGAGCGATAGTCATGCATCATCAGATGACCCGATGCGACGCGGTCGGCCTTCGCCATCCAATGCGATTCCTTGCGGTATATCCATCCCATCTCGCACAACAGCTCGAAGAGCCCACGCGGCCCGATCTTCACTCCACTGTTCGCCAGGATCTTCGCCGCCTCGGAAACTCCGTATGCGCCTTTCGTTCCCGTGAAGTCGTCCAGAGCCTGAGCCTTCGGCGCCAACTGTCTGACCTGACTCTCCGCGAGCGCACGCGCCTGTTTCTCTTCCTTGAGCGTGGTGGCCAGCCTGATGAGATAATCCGGATCAGTGAGCGTCTGCTCGATGACCTCATCAGACATGTAGGCGCCGTGCTTACGAATCTGTTTGAGCACAACATGGGTAACCCAACGCTGAAAGTCTTTGGCCTCTGGCTTCCGCGAGCGCATCACCAGTTTCCAAAAGCCACCCTCGGAGATAATCAATGGAGAACGGCCACCGTTTTGGGCAACTTCAGAATTACTGATGTTGCTCTTCTCATCATCGTCAAGCGATCGAAGAGCCTCAGTAACATTGCCAAGACCAAGGACCTTGCATACATCCATCGCGATCAGCCAAGGATCATCGTTCTCGTCCACGAGCGCTCGCACGCATTGGCCGCGAAAATCGAATGGCTGTAAACTGATTGAAGACATCTGAATTCCTTTCTGTGTCTTCGCCCCGGTGCAACGGGGCTTTTTCTTTGTGGAAGTGGTTCGTTCGCGGGTCTTTTATGCGGCCATTTCCTGTTCGTGTATTTCCAGTCCGAATGAGGCCGATCTGAAGATGGAGTCCAGGGATATCCCCAGTACCTTTGCGATGTTCGCCAGATCGTTGGTGTCGAATGGCTTCTGATATCTGAACCTCTCGTAGATGTAGTTCCGGTCCCTGCCGAGGTTCGTGGCAAGGACCTTCCCCGTGATTCCCACACGAGCGGATTCCGCTTTTACTGCATTCGCGATGGCGATGCTTTGCTTGTCAAGTTTCGTTGTGCTCTTCATAACTGAAAGAGTACGTAATTACGTTGCACTTGTCAACGTAATTACGTACTACAGTGTGTCGTAGTACGTAATTAGCGTATTGTGTACGTATGGGACGAAAAGGAATGAATGAAGCAGATCAGTTCTCTCTCTCGGTAATCGAGGAGGTGCAGAAGGCTATACAAGAGTCAGGTATGTCGAACGCTGAAGTAATCAAACGAGCGAAGATTTCCCAGGATTATTTCTATACGCGTACACGTGGCGAAAAGCCCTTCAACACCAACGACATCAGTCGAATCGCAGAGGTGTTGGGTATCGATCCGTTGATGATTCTTCGACGTGCGAGCGCTGTAATCGAGAACGATGGATTGACGGTAGACCCCTCCGCACTTTCTGAGGATGAGCGCAAGCGCCTAGCTCTGTCAGGAACATATGACTTGGCCGCGAATGAGAATCCGGACAAACGGTACGAAAGTGGCATGGATGGACAGTAACCTAGCTATCATGCCGCATATGTCTTATGGGGATATGCGGCGTTATGCCGACACCTTGGGAGTGACAGTGTGCAGTGACAAACTCCCCGGAGATGAGCAAGGCCGATATGTCAGAGAACTCAATATCATCATCATCGACCGGTATATGTCGTACCGGGTTAAACGCTGTGCTCTTGCCCATGAGCTCATACACTGGCACCATGGGGATTCGTCGTGCAACTCGATCACACGATCTCGTCAGGAACATCGCGCTCGTAGAACCACGGCCTCCACGCTAATACTTACTGATGAGTACGCGCGGGCGGAGACTGAATACGACGGCGACATCTATCACATGGCTCTAGAGTTGGATGTCACAAAACAGGTGCTTAAGGACTACCAGGATATGGTGATTCCGAATCTTCTGATTCTCGACAGCAGGCAATACGCCTGAGCAATGCGGCGCTATCATTCAGATAGCATAGATTCCGAAGGAAACAGGATTTCAATATGGTCAGTAAGCTAAACGATGGGGATGCTTCCGCGCTTATATCTCTCCTGAAGGACTGCATAGAGAAGAAGTTCGTCATGCCGCAAGGCGGCGAGCACAACAAGGGATTCTCTGTAAAATCGCGCACAACAGATGATGAGTTTCGGATAGAGATGTACCGGGGAAAAATAGATTTCGACAAACATTCCATCATTGCAATGACCATTCCAGGGAAGGTTTTACTCCTCAGACTCTGTGTTCACCATCATCCTCACAGGAATCCAGATGGAACGGTAATAAAAGGCGCGCACCTTCACTTATATTCAGAAGAGTTCGGTTCGCATCGCGCTATACCGGTGGACATTTCCTCCCCGAATTTCATTGACGACACTATGCTGATACTAGATAGATTCAACGTTATAGGCAAGCCTCAACTAATAGACGGGATGATGCCATGACCAGTGGTTTTGACACCAAGACTCTCGTTGACAGCTATGCCGATTGGCTGAAAAGCAGTGCCACTACACGTGTTGTTGACCGGTGGACCGAGATCACAGTACCCTTCTTGGATCACGCGAACGATCACTTCCAGTTCTATGTGAGACTGTACGGCGACAAGATGTCTTTCAATGATGACGGCTATACACTGAATGGACTCACTACATCAGGGTTCAACATGAAGAGTTCGAGAGCCGACCGACTCGGGGAGCTCGTCAAACAATTTGGCGCGACACTGGAAAACGGTTCGATAGCAATGTCAGCTCCGTCCGATAAGTCAGCCGACGCCATGAATAGATATGTTCAAGCTCTCATTCACGTTGATTCCATGATTGAAACAATAACCCATAGGGTTATCGGATACTTCGCTGAAGATGTTGCTCAAGCTTTACTGCAGCAAGACCTGTTCTTTACTCAGAATGTGAGCATAATAGGAAAGTCCAAATTCCAGCATGTTTTCGATTTTCTTTTCCAGCAGACCAGATCTGCACCGACAAGATTCGGTCAGGCTCCCCCCACTCTGGACAAGAACAGTATGGCCACAATCCTGTTTAATTGGGATGACGCAAGAGAATCTGATAAAAGAAAAGACGCAGAGCTTATCGTATTTGGCAATGACAAGGATAAGCCAATAAATTCTGAGGTCTTGGCTGGTTTCGACGAATACAACGTACCAGTATTGAAGTATTCCGAGATACCCAATAAGGCACAAATGATGCTATCGGCTTAGCCGGCAGGAATAACAGCATCACTCTTTTACCGGTTTCGACGCTCAATGCTGTTTCCTGGTGATCTCAGTCAGTTGCGAAGTGGAAACGCCAGGCGAAGAAAGCTGTCATCCCCGGGTACGGGAGAAAAGGCGCGGGATGGGTGAAGAACCCGCGCAAGGCCGCATACAACAAGGCCTACAGGAAAACCAGCTTCAGCTTCTGGGATCTATCCAAGTGACAACAAGGCTCCGCTTCGGCGGGGTCTTTTATTGTGACCCACAATTGTCGTCTGCAGGTTCGTTTTCTGGATTCTTACAGCAGGGCCCGTTGCGTCACATCGGTGGCGGTGAGCAGACTCGACGCGTCCAGGTGGGTATAGCCGGCGGTGACGGTGGCTTTGGTGTGTCCGAGTAGTTTCATGCGCATGTGCTCGTCCACTCCCCCTTCGGCCAGTATCGTGGCCATGGTGTGTCTGGCGCTGTGTACGTGGACGTCGGGCAAGCCTGCCCTGTCGAGCGCCGCATGCCACCAGCGTGAGTCCACCGGCGGGCTGATGGGCTGGCCTGCCCTGGTGAATATCAGATCATCCTTCCCCAGGTGGAGGTCCTTGATCCTGGTCGCGAGTGCTGTGGCGAGTTGTGTGGGTATGGGTACGAGTCTTATGCCTGCTTTTGATTTTGGTGGGATGAGGTATGCGGCTCCGCCGAGGTCGGTGTGGGTGATGCCGGCGGGGAATTGGGCTTTGGGGATGTATTGGAGTGCGTGTTCGACGTGTACGCAGGGGATGCCGTCCATGGTGATGAGTTCTGATGGGGTGAGTCCGAGGCGTTCGCCTTGTCTGAGTCCGAGGGTGAAGGCGAGGCGCCACATGAGTTGGCGCATGGGGTCGGTTTCCTTTTCGATCATGAGTCTGGCCTGGGCGGGGGTGAGGATGTTGACGGTTTCCGCTTCGTTGCGGGGGCGGTCCACTTTGTCGGCTGGGTTGGTTTGGATGAGTCCTTCCCTGATGGCGTCCTTGAGGGATTTGGAGAGTATCTGGTAGGCGCGTAGGGCGGTGGTGCTGCTCCTGGCCTGCCGTCCGGTCTCTTCGTCGCCGGTGGTGATCCATTCCTCCATGAGGCGGAAGTGTCTTGGGCCCAGCGCGTCGAGTCGAACCTTGCCGATGCATGGGGTGATGCACTGGTTGATGCATGACCGGTAGGTCTGCAGGGTGCGGGGTTTGAGTTTGGCTTTCATGATCTCATCGGTCCATCCCGTGAGCCACGCTTCGAGCCTCGGGGTCTGCTCGGTGATGAGTTTGCCGTCCGCCACCCACTTCTCCTTCTTCGCCTCCATGAGGTGTTGGAGCTTGCGGGTGGGCTTGTTGTCCCCGACGATCTTCCTGTCGGATATGCTGACCGTTATCCGTTTGCGAGCGCCGGTCGCCGGACTGTACCCGGCTTCGGCGGTCATGGTCCACAGGTGCTTGCCTGTGTCATGGTAGATGCTGCCACTGCCTTTGGGGCGCTGATCCTCGTCCTTGTCTTTTCCCAT